TGTTCCCCTGGTATACATGGGAGGGAGATGAGCTAGATGCCTCGGCGCTCGAACGCGGCTAATGCGAGTGGCCAGGCGCTCGACCTGGGCATGCCTAAAGGCGCGCTGCAGCTACCACCCCCACCTGTGCGGAAGCCGTCGCGCGGCGCGTTGGGCGGGGCCGCTCCCCGAGGGGCCCGCACGCGCCTGCCCCCTGAGTTGGCCCCCGCCCAGCGCGGCGGCACCAAGACCAAGAAGACCACTGCACGCAGGAAAGGAAGCAAGAAGTAATGGCCAAAGCCAGACCCCCGATCAAGCGCACCGGCAAGAGCGGCGGCGGTCGCAAGGGCAAGATCGGCACCAGCAACCTGTTCACCCGAGGCTCGGGCAAGGGCCCCGCGCGTTCGATCAAGAAGTCCCAGGGCTAGTTGACCCAGACCCCCGCACCTGCTCCGTCGGGGTTGGGCGTGACCAACTTTTGCTCGAACTGTAACTTCTTCGAGCAGCCGCCCGCCGACACCACCGTGCTGCAGCTTGGCCGCTGTCACTTCAGCGCGCCGCAGTACCCGCTGCAGGCGCACGCCCAGGCGCGCGCCATCTGGCCGCTGTGCGGATCCGACGACTGGTGCGGCCAGTGGGTGGCCAAGACGTGAGCCTGAGCACGCGGCCAGGGCTGGCGGGGCTGGACTTCTCGAAGTTCGTCAAGAGCCCCAGCGCCGACTGGCTGCAGGCCTGGGAAGACCGCGCCACCGCGCGCGTGGTGCCCTTTCGACCGGTCACCCCCGAGGAGCGGATGGGCGCCTTCGAGCGGCTAAGCTGGCGCCCGCACGGGCTGTTCGTGCCCGAGGACGAGGACGGCCAGCGCGACCTGCTGCGCCGCGTGCGCTACGTCGGCGACCTGATCGAGCCCGATCGGCGGCTGCGCGAGTACCACGCGCTGCAGAACGAGACCGAGGCCTGGGCCGAGCGCGGCGTGGAGGGCCACTGGACAGGCCAGCAGGCGCTGGCCCGGAGCCGAGCCAGATTCCGGATCGCGGCGTGGGGTCGCCGTGGCGGCAAGACCACCGAGGCCGCCATGGAGGCCGTCGGTGTGGCCATGCTCCGCCCGCGATCCTGGATCTGGCTCGCCGCCCCGACCATGAAGCTGGTCTCGCGCGCCTTCGACAAGGTGATGGAGGTGGTGCGCGATCAGAACCTGAAGACGCGCACCGTCAGAGACACCACCCAGGAGAAGCTGTGCATCCTGGACAACGGCGCGCGGCTGGAGGGCATGTCGCTGGAGAATATCTGGTCAGCGGCTGGCGCGGCCATTGACCTGGCCATCATCGACGAGGCGGCACAGGTCCTGCCCGAGGCGTGGTCGCGCGCCATCCTGCCCCCGCTGACGGATCGTAATGGTCAGGCGCTGCTGATTTCCTCCTGGGAGGGTGAAGGCGACTTCTTTCACCAGAAAGCAATCGACGCCAGGGCAGACATGGTGGCTCACGGGACCGACGCAGCCTGGGAAATGTTTCAGGATGCAAGCTACGACATCAACTTCTACGCCTTCCCCCAGGGTCGGCAGACACCCGCGCTGGTACAGGCGGCGAAGGAGATGGAACCCCACGAGTTCCTGGAGCAGTTCGGGGGCATACCCGCCAGCGCCAGGGAACGGGTCTTCCCTGAGTTCAAAGAAAAGGTCCACGTGACCGACGTAGAGTACAACCCCGATCTGCCGGTGATCCTGACGGTCGATCCGTCGGGGGGCAGCAATCCGTACTGCATCCTGGCCATCCAGGAGTACACCGACATGACCGTCGTCTTCGACGAGATCTACGAGACCCACCGCTCGACCGAGGAGATCGGCGAGATCCTGGCCTCACGCCCCTGGCTCAAGGCCAATCAGGTATCGGCGGAAGGCGACCTGCTGCCCCAGTGGGAGGTCGAGGGTGTCTCCGACATGATCGTTGATTCGGCGCAGCCCGAGGAGATGCGCCGCTGGCAGCGCATGGGCTTCCCCGCCTACATCGTGGAGAAAAAGCCGCAGATCTGGGAGCGCATCCCATTCATGCGCAACCAGGTCCGTGACCCGGTGCGCTTCTATCGGTTTTACCGAAATCGCGTGAATCTGATCCTGGAACGCATGGGCCGTGAGGCGGACAGCGATGACAGGCTGACCGACGAAGAGCAGCGCGCGCTGGTGATCGAGGTCGAGGAGGGGCTCAACGATGAGCACCTGGTCGGCGAGACCCTGCAGTACCTCAGATCGTGTGCGCGCCTGCGCGTCGACCGCCACTGCACGGCCACCATCAACGAGTTCAAAACGTACACCTACCCCAAGCGCCGACGGCTGAACATGAACTACCAGGAAAAACCGCGTGACTGGATGAACCACGCCATGGATGCCTGGGGCTACTACGTGTGGGTCAAAAAGCGCTTTGAGGGCGAACCCGAATCGGACAGCTATAGCTACCTGGAAACCCACATTGAACCCGATGAAGACGAAGACCCCGACGTCACCACCCCGCGCATCGCCCCCGAGGTGCTGGCCAGGCTGCCCGTATCACGGGGCCGGGCTTTCATGGATCACGTCCGCAGCTTTCATCAAAAAGGTGATTACCAACCCCAGACCTATCTTGAGGTAGCAGGGCGTTGAGCGACGAGTTCTCCGACATCGAATCGATCTACCGCTCCGAGATCGACGAGCGGCCGAGCTACGAGGAGGTCATCTACTGGCGTGACCACCTGGTCGCGCGCTGGGGGGATCTGGACAATGGCATGGAGGACGAGGAGGATCTGTACTTCCAGACCTTCGACGTCGAGAGCCCAGGCGGACGCCTGGCAGTCAAAACAGGTTCTGCTCCGGCAGATGCAGACGCGGCTATTGATTCTCTGGTACCCCCAGACATCTCGATCCGCGTTCGCCCCGCGCGAGCGCGCCAGAAGTATCGCAATCAGGCGGACAAGCTCACGCGCTTCGGTAAGGCTCTGCTGCATGCCTGGCGCAAACAAAAAGATGTGCTACGCCAGATTCCCACCGACATGGTCATCCGCCGTGTAGGCGTCTTTCGGATCATGGTCGACCGCACCCTGTGGCCCAACAAACCAGAGGGGCTGGAGGCGCGTGGCCCAGCGCCCGTTCAGGATGATGACGAGGACGATGAGGCGTACGAAGTCCGTGTCGAAGCCTGGGAAGACGCCGATGCCGAGGAAGTCTGGGAAGTACGTCATCGTCGCAAGAATCCGATTGTCTTTCAGCGGCGCGATCCACGCGTCGTCCGCTGGCACGAGGCAGACGATGGTGAGTTGCTGGTCGTCGTCGAGCACTACCAGACAAGCAAAACCGAAGCCATGCACGCCTTTTCACGATACCCCGACACGGCCTGGGTGCTGCGCGGGCGGCTGCCCGACGAACTGGTGTGGGTCGACGACGTGTGGATCGGCCGCTACCGCTGCCTGATCCTGGACGACCATCCGCTCTTCGACGTCGGCGGCAATGGCCCGTTCAGGGGCGTCGCCGAGCACGGCTACCCCGAGATGCCGTACGTCATCGCGCCGTTCCGCGAACTCACCTTCGAGGACATGGAGCGCCGCTACAGGGGCATGCTGACCAACGCGGCGGGGCTCTATCCGATCGAGTCAAACGTGCTCACCATGCAGGTCTGGATGCTCGCGATCAACGCCTGGCGGACCTACCTGGGCTGGACTAAAGATGGGCGTGAACTCCAGATACGTCCGGGTCAGTACATCCCGATCGACCAGCGTATCGGTGAGTACCTGCAGATGCTGGAGGGTCAGCCCGTACCTGACGAACTCCTCCAGACGACGAGCGTGGTCGACCAGTACATCCAGCGCAACGGCGTAGCTCAGGGGCCGCGCAGCGCGGAAGGCACGCGTAGCGCCCAGCAGTTGTGGGCCATCCAGTCGATGCGCACACTCAAAATCGAGAGTGCCAAGGACAGCCTGGTACGAGCGATAACGCGTGCGCTGGAACTCGCAGCCATGGAACTGGAGGTGTGCCTTCAGGACCGTCTCGTTCTCCCCGTGCCCGGCAAAGACCGTAACGGCGAAGATCTCGGAGAGGTTTCGATCCGACCTGAGGATGTCGACGGTTACTGGGATGGTTGGGAAGTTTCCCTCGGTCGACGGCTTGACCCAGCGATACTTGAACAATGGAAGGCCCTCCAGGGCCTGCAGGCCAACAAGTGGATGCCCCACCGCACCTCCATCGAACTCAGTGGCGCAACAGACAATCCACAGGAATGGCTCGACGAACTGGTACGCGAGGCCGTTGATGCGCTGCCCTTTGTTATAGAGCAGGTCGGTTTAGAGCGGGTCAAGAACTGGTTTGGCGAGGACAGCGAGCGGTTCATCGCGCTGAGCCAGAAGCTGCTGGAGCAGCAGCAGCCGCAGACCAGCCCGATGGCCCCGCAGGGCGGTACGCAGCAGCCCAGCGGCCCGCCCAAGGGCGGCCAGCCGCCGCAGGCGGGCCAACTGATGGCTCAGGGCGCCTCGCCCCGCGCGGGCGGACGTACGGGCGGCGGCAGGACCGGCGCGCACCAGCCGCAGCCGCGTGGACAACAGCGGTCGATGACCTAGACTAAGAGATCGCCGTGACCGATGCGATGGACCTGTTCAACGCGATGCGCCCCCCGTCGATCGCCCCCAGCGGCGAAGACATACGCCCCGTGCCGACCAGCCGCCGCCCCGTGCAGACCGTCGGCGGCAGCCGCGACCTGCACGACCTGGCGATGGTGCCTGGGTCCCCCAGCTACCGCGCGCGCATCCCGCCGCCGCCGTGCTTCCAGTGCGGCGAGGACCACGTGCCTGGCCAGGCGTACGATCATCAGTGGATGGCCGAGCCGCCGCAGGTGCATGATGAGCCCGTGGCGGCTGCAGCGGTGTTGCGGCGCGGCGCGGTGGTAGACGTGCCGCCCGCAGCCCCGCTGCAGGCCTTTCGGGTGGCGCTGTACGTCGGGCGCGGCGACACCTACGTGGTGTGCGTCGAGGTGCCGCCCGACTGGGACCAGGCGGTAAGCTGGAAGGTCGAGCCCGAGATGGTCATGCCGCTGATCAACCTGGCCCGCGCGCTGGAGCAGAAGGTAGTCGACAAGACAGGCGGCGACCTGTTGATGCTGGAGCAGGAATATGCCGGCAAACATGCGAGCAATAATGCGCGAAGTGCCGCGTCCGCTGGAGATCCAGGCGCACGACGACAGGGACTCCCTGCCGATCGGCAGGCAGAAGGTGAGCAAGTCTGAGCAGTCGGACCGCACCGAGCAGTTCCTGGCGGGCGTGGTCAGCGGCCAGGTCCCGCTGGACGACCGCGCCGCCGAGGTGATCAGGGGGTACCTGGATGCACACCACGCCCGACAGTAATCCGCTGCAGCAGGCCGCGCACGACGCCTACCACGCGCCGCCCGAGGCGGATATCCACGAGGCCATCAGCGGCCCCATCCGCACCCCCGAGAGCGACGCGGGCTTCAGGTTCCTGTTCAAGGACCACCAGCCTGGCACGGCGGGCTTCGCGCGGGCGCACCTGGTCGGCTCGGCCGCGCCCGAGCCGATCATCGAGCGCATGGGCCCGATCGGCGCTGAAGACTTCGGCCCCGTCGAGCTTCTCGACGGGCGCACCGGTGAGCCGCTCGCCCGCGTCAACCGTCACTCGCGCAGGCGGCTGCAGCAGTGAAGCAGTGAAGGAGTGAAGTAGTGCCTGGCTGGACCCCGCGCGCCCGACCCCAAGCTGTGCTCGACGGTGCGTGGCGCGGTCAGCGCGGCCCGAGCGCGCCGCACATCCTGGCTTCACCGCCTGGGACCCCAGCCCCGATCAATGCAATCAACTACACACCCAAGACAGGCGAGATCCACCATCCTGGGGTGCTCGCGCCGATCCACGAGTTGAACTACTCGCTGATGCCCCACGACCAGATGCAGCCGACGCCCTTCCAGGGCCCGACGCCGCCGCGCGAGCCCATGCCGTTCCATGGCACACCCTCCCCTGTGGAGCAGATGGGCACGGGCGGCGGCTTCTCGGCAGGTATGGGCATGGGCGCGGGCGCGGCCACGGGCATGGGCACCAGCCCCGTGGTGCCTGGCCAGGAGCGCCTGACGGGGCGCTACTCGCCCGCCGCGTCGATGGCCTCGGGCACGCAGGCCCCAGGCACCCCGCCGATGCGGCCCAACCCGTACAGCACGGGTCCGGGACCGCGCAGCGCACCGAGCGGCACCTCCACGGTGCCCTTCCAGCAGCGCGGCTCGATGCAGGGCACCCCGCAGCGCTGGGGCGCGGGCGCCGACGGCGATCCGCCCGACCTGTCGGGCGTGCCTGGCACGCTCAGTGACGAGCAGGAGCGCGCCATGGAGTCGAGCCTGGGCGTCAGCGGCGCCGATCCTGGCGCCAGCACGGGCGGCGCCCAGGGCGGCCAGCAGCCCGATCCTAGCTCGGGCGGGCCGAGCGGCCTGGGCACCGACACTCCGCCTGGCTCACTGACCCAGGCGTACCCGGGCTGGAGTACGGCCACCATCCCGCCAGGCCAGGAAGGCAAGCCTGGCGCGGTGGTGTACATGAACTCACCCGACGGCAGCATGCACATCCCGCTGTACATCGTCACCGCGCCGCCCGACCCCGCCACCCACCAGCCGCACCTGCGCAACGTGACCACCACCGAGCGCAACCTGATGATGGGCACGCCAGGCACGGCCAAGAACGCGGGCCACATCGTGCTGCGCGGACCTGACGGAGTCAACCATACCTGGTCCACCGACCCGGCTACAGGAGATCCCGTCAAGGACCTGGGGCCGTCGGGCAGCCAGCCCAGCAAGTCGACGGGCACCGATCCGTCGCTGCCGCGCAACGTGCAGCCTGGCAACTCCAAGGTACTGGGCGGCTACTTCGTGTACACCCAGCAGCCCGACGGCTCGTGGAAGCTCGACCAGTCCGCGACCGACAACCTGATCAAGATCAAGAACTCCTCAGGCACGCTGGGCGCCGCGCAGGTCAGGGCGCAGGCCCAGCTTGACACCAGCAAGCTGTACCAGGTGACCACGCTCAGCGACGGCAGCACGGTCGCCGTCGACCTGCACGACCCGACGGGCGACAACGGCGTGGTCAAGCTGGGGCCCGCCGACCCGACCAAGAACCTGTACACGGCAGGCAACAGCGTGCTGCGCTACAACCCCGACACCCAGCAGTTCGACACGGTCTTCACCGCGCCGCCCAACTACCAGTTCCAGACGATCGCGGGCAAGACCATCGCCATCGACCCGCAGGACCCGACCAAGCAGATCCCGATCGGCGAAGACCCCACTGTGCTGCCCCAGGAGCAGGCCACCCTGGAGCAGACCAAAGCCAACGTCCAGAAGACGCTGCAGGACATCCAGTCGGGCAAGATCAGCATGGAGACGGCGCGCGAGTCGCTGCTGCAGAACGTCTACGACCTGACCCATCCCAAGCCGACGCTGTCCTCGGCGGGCTACCTGGTGCCGCCAGGCGCCAACCTGCAGGTCAACTACG